TTAAACACCCCAGAGTGAGTCCTCCAGGAGGGAGGTTTCGCACTGCAAGTCTATGATATTTGTACGTCCCTTTCCCCTTCCCCGTGAAACAGTATTTGTGGATATGAGGCCGAGCATTTCAAGCTCGTTTATGAAGTCAAATATCCTCCTGTAGGAAACAGAGTCCCCCTTTGCTATTTCCTTGTAGACCTCATAAAGCCTTCCGGAGGTTATTTCCTCCTTCCTCTTTGTGAGGTAGAGTATGGCCTCAAGCACCCTCTGCTGCTGGCTCGGTAGTGTCAGTATTATGTCCGTGATCTTGTTGTGTTCTATGTAGTCCTTGGCCTCCCTCACAAAGTCCCCCAGGACTTTATCTGAGTCCCTTTCATCGGCAATTTCACCTGCTGTCCTGAGGAGGTCCAGGGCGTACCTTGCATCACCCTCCTCCTTGGCTGCCAGAGCTGCGCATAGGGGTATGACATCATCATCAAGGGCACCCTCCTTGAAGGACATCTTTGATCTCTCCTCAAGGATATCAACAAGCTGCTGGGCCCCATAGGGTGGGAAAACTATCTCCCTGTCCCGGAGGCTGCTCCTAACCCGGGGTTTTATGAATTTCTTGAATTCCACGTAGTTACTTATGGATAAAATGGAGACATTATCTGTCCTTGTGAGGGTGTACAGGAGTCCATCTCCATCATTTCTGAGGAGTATGTCTACTTCATCAAGTACGACCATGAGTATCATGTCCTGGCCAAAGGCGTTTTTCTTGAACATGTTCCTGAAGGTGTTCACGATTTCAGCCTTTGTCCAGCCACGGTAGGGGACATCACGACCAAGCTGCTGGCATAATCTTGCTATGACCTGGTACTCTGTTGTGTAATCTGTGCAGCGGATGTATTCAGTCCTTATATTCACGTCACAGTCCTTTGATGCCTCCTTCAGCTGTTTCATGGCAAATTTTGCAACTGCAGTTTTCCCTGTACCTGTTTTACCATAGATTGTGATATCTGGAGGTGTCACTCCATTGAGGGCCTCGACCCAGTACTTGGCTATTGATCGTATCTGCTCCTCCCTGTGAGGTAATCTGTCAGGAAGGAACCTGTGATCAAGATATTTCTTATCCTTAAAAACAGATTCTTTGTCCCCTATCTCATCAAAAATGTTCATGGTACCACTTCAACTAATTTTTAGAGAAAACTGCTGCATCAAATTATCAATAAAGGCCCTAAAATCTGGATACAGTGAAATTCAGGATGACCTTTTCAGCTGGCAGCGCCCCGTACTACCATTCCCTGATGTGGGAGTGTGGTAGATTTCAAGTGTAAATTTTCTTATTCCAACTATTAGATAAAAGTTTTTATTAAAACCAGCTTGATTTATAATAACGTATGTGGGACATCCATTTCAAGTGTAACCATCTGCATCCTCGATGGGAACTCATGAGAGATGAATTTCAAGTGTAAAAATCCTGCTCTTCCTCGGCCCTTTTTCTGATTCAGGGGGAGATGTGTGAGACATTCATTTCAAGTGTAATCTGACCATGGTTCTGATGACCTGTAAGGGAGACATCCATTTCAAGTGTAAGTTAGTATTAATTGATCTCGATTTTTTGAGACATTTATTTCAAGTGTATTTAAGGTTTTTATTTTTCGCTCTGTAAACCAGGCTGAACCAGGAAAGAACCTTTTACAGTTGAACCTGATGTCACCATTTTAAACAAATTTTTAATAATAAAATTAAACAAGAAAGTTTAATTTTCCCTTCAAATTTTCGTACTGATACTTATAGAAAGTAATATATTCAATGCAATCACAACAACACATGCATGTCTCTGCCACAAACAATATCTCTTCTTATTTATTTTTTTATGTAATATCAATCATAAACAGGACCCACTATCCCCCAACCAAGATGTTGGATACCCCTACTACAGCAGGGGGCCCCCAAGGGCCGGCCCGTCTTGGTGGCGCTGACATAGTCCCAGACTGTCCACCGTTCAGAGGGGAGACTGACGCTGGCCAATTCCTTCCCCGCGACGCGGAGGAAGTAATGCCCATACCACTTGTTGTCGTTACATTTAACTTTAACGTGTTCTATGCGGACTGAATAGCCGAGTCCCTCGATAACTGGCTTGAAAACTTGACAGGCGTCGGTGCAATTGATCCCATCAGTCACCATCTTTTTAAGGGCTTCCCTGTTTGGTGTTTGGTCATTATAGTAGAATTTGTACTTACATCTCCTTGAGACGAGAGTGTAAAGCTGTGTGGCTGTTTTGAATTCACCGAGAACCCTGCGCATCTCCCTGACCTCCTCAGGCACGGGTGGTTCAGGGGGAGTCACGTATACTATCCTTGGCTCCCTTCGGTTTTCTTCAAGGAACTGATTATATCTCTTGCACATGTCTTTGAAGGTTTCTAACGATACGCTTGGGCCCCCACCTGAGTTGATGAACACTACCCTGGGTTCTCTCCCATTAACCTCCTTGAAGCGGTTGTACCTGCTTAACATGTCTTTAAATTGGGTTATGGATACATACTCTGGAGTGTTCTTATTAATCATGTCCACCTCCAAAAATTAGATTCATTAAACTCATCATTAATTTCAGTAATCACCCCTGACCCTGCGAAGTCCTCATCTCCAGTGTATTCATTCAGGAAATGGGTCAGAGAAAGTTGCCCATCACCATCCTCTGGGATCATAACCCTAAATTCACCAGCCATATACCGCCACCTTCCCGGTTAAAGTCCCATCACGCGATTTAATGTGGATTGAATCAACAGTAGAGGTTAAATCGTTCCAACGGCCAATCTGCACCCCCCAAAACCTGTAATCCCTACCAATTATCGTGTTATCATTCACAGCAAACCGCCTCACTCCAGGTTTCAAGGTGATCAATACATGCCCAACGTTCATCGCTATCTCGTTAGCTGCTTCTCCTCGGGCGAAGAATGGATACTCAAAGGGCCATGTATCCACCCTGCTATGGCCCCCGCTAGTGTCAATATAGTGCATGAAGCTGCTATAGTTCGACTTGTTATCATCATTGTTAAAGAGTATTCTGAAATGGCCCTCACCAGCGGACCATGTAACCCTCACCGCGTACTCGAGTTTAAGCACGTCTAAATCGGTTGGCACCTGGAAATTAAAGGAATGAATTGGCTCCTCAAAGTTGTAAAGCTTGAGGAGGCGCCAGTGACCACTGCTGCCGCCTCCACCGGAGCCGACACCGGAGCCGAGGTAATCTAGAAGGGCGTCCCTATCAATCACATGCGGGTCCTGATTCCAGTCGCCAGGGGTCACAGCCCCCCCAATCTTACTACGATGCCATATCATCCCAGCATCACCCTCCAGACTAGCTCATCAATGTACCCATTACCTGGAATGATAAGTGACAGGGTTGGGGGGTTCGTGAACACCGAGGCCTTCGTGTACATCCCCGAGACTATATTCATAGCACCCCCACCTGCGACAAGAGATGATACTGTGAGTATCCTCCCATTCAGGTAGCACTCGAGTCTCCCCATCAAGGGGTAATCCCCAGCTGAACCCTGGTCTTGGAGGGAGAGTATTGGGAGGCCCCCGCCACTCGTAGCCCCATATGTGGGGCCACTTGATCCTATCTTGAAGTATACCCCCGCGTAATTGGATTCTGTGCTGTCACTATCAACTCGGAGGATGACTGGGGCGTCATTCGAGTCCTTCCTCCTCCCCGTGCACCTGAACTCAACTATTATTTCCCCAGGGATTGTGCTGCTGGTGTAATTCAGGTTCACCGTGTATGATCCGTCCTTGTCCTGGATATTCCCCCCGCCCTTCACTGAGTAGGGGCAGTATGTGGATATGAATTCGTCTAGGCCCTCTATCAAGTGTTCATCATTCCAATCATCCCCATCTATCTGGTGGTTCTGACTTGCCACCGCCTTATGCCATACCTTCATCACCTTTCACCTCCAAATATTCATCGTCTGCCATACAGGTAGTTCACGAGGCCGCGGATTAGTGTGGCCTGTGACGTTCTGATCTCCCCATCCACTGATCCCCTGATCGTCGTCCTGATCGCGCCGTCGTCGGAGGAGTAGGTCACATCCGTGATGATGAACCGCCTCCGCCCTGGGTCCTCTGGGAGGATGATATGGTCCCCTACGAGGCACTCATAGTATCCCTCCACCGTGCATTCTATTTCACTCCCCGGCTTCGCGGCCTTCTCAGATACATAGGGATTAGAGAACGGGTTTGTGACATTGAAGAGACTATTATCATCATTCACTCCAGGGTAACTGAGGAATGGGTTGAGTGGGTTCCCTTCCTCCCTACGACTCTCCGCATCAGTGAATGGCCCCCTCCCCAAGATAGGGCCCCCACTCTTAGACGCCCCATAATCTATATATTTAGGGCCCCCGGATGGGAGGGGTCCTGGTTCCTTATGCCCCCACTCTGGGTTTCTGCTTTCATCCTCACTGAACTCAGGGACCGGACTGAATGTGGATGGGGGGCCAATACTGTATAGCTTCACGGTGGCGGTGCTGAACACAGGCCCTGACCTCGCGGATGACCAGTACTTCATCACCACAGCCCACTCCTTGGTTACATAGTACCCTGGGTCGATTATGAGGGTTTTGATTTCATCATCCCACTGGGCGTAGGTGGTGGGGCCGCTTACCCATGCGACTGTCCATATCCCCGCGGTCGCCGATGGCCGCCCGCCCTGGGCGAGGACCGTCGCCCCCGCCCTCGAAACACCGATGGGGGTGCTGAAGTCAGGCGACTCAATGACCATATACCTCCAATTATCGACTGGCTTGTAGCTGAAGCCGAACCGTGAAGCGGAGGCCCCGGGGTCAGTGAATGGTGAGTAGGTGGATGTCTTCTTCCTCGGCCACCCCAACGCCCATCCCACGTCGACGCTCCAATCGTCCCCTTCAAGGTACTGGATCTCCGTGCCCCCTATGGGGACACGGTACCACCCCCTCACATCCTGTAGCCACTGATCACTCACCAATTAGTACACCACCTGTATGTTCTGCAGTGACTCTACGATTTGTGTGGCATCCTCTGTGATCACCGCGGAGGTGAGGATTGTGGGGTCCACCTCAAACCCCGCAGCGCCCTTCACCCCTACGTATATCATGTCATCGTAGAGGACCCAGAAAAGGTCCCTGCCTGTCTCCTCGATCAGGTTGTTGATGATGTCATCCCATTTCACAGTCACATACCTCTTACTACCTTCAGTCTCAATCCGCCCAAAAAAGGGGTGGAGCTTCAGGAACGTGTCCAGGGCCGTGGCCCCTGGCTGTGCCATTGTCCCATACAAGTACCCTCTCCCTATATTATTAGAGGGGACGTATGAATGAGGGTGTAACCGCACCCCACAACTCTGCAGGAACCGTAACATTACCACCCCCCATGACCGAAACTCTGAGTCTGGGAATGTGTACGAGTACTGCATGAGCTTGTTCAGGATTGGGCTTGCCACCCCCTTGCACCTCCTCCTCATTGTCTTGTAGTCGAGGGAGATGTAGTTCACGTACCCATAGAATAGTAGTTTGTCGTCGTCCCCCCTGACCATTACTTTATCACCGATTCTGATGTCCTCAGGGGTGTCAAAATGAATCATTGCTGTGGAATTGATCTGGTGGCTGATGCGGAGGCTGGTGAAAAGGAGGGCCCTATCCCCCCTGATTAACATCATCGTATCACCCCCTTCACGACGAAATAATCATAGATGCAGGTGGACTCCCTCCACGACGTGATATTCACAGTCGCCGTGGGGCTCTGGCTCTTCAACCACTCATAATTCACCAGCCTCCCCGGATCGTGGGGGACGCTGAAACCCGTGTAGATGTACCCCATCCACTTATCCGAGACCCGTGGGGTGAACCCCCCGGGGGCGTTGAGGTAGGCCCGTATCTTCCACTCACCCCCGTCACCCCTCTTGAGCCAGATCCATGGGATATACGGGAGGTCCCCCCCGGTGGGGGCGATGGCGATGTCCTCATAGTCCCCCCTCGACCTCCTCGGGGGCGCTGGAAGATTAAAGTCAATGAACCATTCCTCACGGTTAATGTAGGGGCCTTTCACGACCGCATTATAATTAAATGGGGGCCCCGTGTGAAACTCTCCTGTAGGGTTAGACGCGGATGCGAGGATGATGAACTGGAAGGGCCCACTATACATGCAATCCAATGTGTAGTATACGGTGACTTCCTCCCCTGGCATTATCTTATCCGGGAGACTGGATGTGAAGTACAGGCAGTTCATCATCAGGTCATTCATCTGCACCTGTTTATCACTGAATTTCGCGAATGGGTCAGGGGCGGCGTGGATGAGTAGGTCATCTATCACCGTGTCCCCCGTGTTCTTGATTGTGAAGTACCCCTTGACGGTGTCACCCCTCCGCGCAGTGATGACCTGTTCCTCCATATCCACCCATCCAAGGCCCCCCCACTCTATCATCCTGAAATCCTTCACTGCGAACCCCCCACACGGAAATAGAAGGAATTAAAAGAGGAGGGACTGAATGGGCTTGCACTGTAGACTTTGGAGATATCAGAGGGTAACTCGAGGTGGATCTTGAGTGTGTACTCTATGATCTCCTCACTGAACTTATCCAGCGTGTAATCCGGGGCTTCGATGAGGCCGAGGTAATGGTTCACCCCGTCGCTGATGCGGAGGAGGTCCCTGCGTCTGTCCCCCTGGACGTATGTCCCCATGTTGAGGAGGTAATCATCAGTCACCTGGTACCTCGCCATGGCCATGAACTCCTTAATCTCATCGAGGGGGGTGCCATTTGAGGATGGGAGGGCTACACATTGCAGGGTGACGGTGGGCAGACTCACATGTACAGACACTATCCCTGATGGTTTCTTCCCCTCTATACTCCAGTCACCATATACTATCACCATCATCATCACCTCAGAGCAGTCACGTACCTGTTACCATACAGGAATCCGGGGATCCCCTGGCGGAGCATCTCCTCATCCATCTGCTCCGCAACTTTACGCGTGATCTTATCAGCCATCCTCTCCACGTCAACCTCGGATCTCACTGTATCCACATTCACATGTGTGTGGACCTCCACCCTGGGCTGCAGGGAGTGGATGGCCCCCACACCACCAGTGGGGATGTAGAGGCTGGGGGGTGATGGGGCTCTTCCAAGGCCATCAATGACAGAGGGGATGGTGGCGCTGAGGCCCTCACTGAAACTATGACCCAGGAGGTAACCGTACTCCTTCATGACGTCATAGGTGAGGCTGGATAGGGGGCCCTCCTTGGGGGGTGACGATGGGAGTAGTCGCCTGATCTTAGCGAGGATATTGTTCAGGTTGGGGAGGGCGGACCTTATCCCTTCAACAAGGTTGTGGATGAAGCGTGCCCCCCACGCTCTGAAACTGGATGCTATCCCACTGAAGTTAGGGAGGGGGAGGCGTGGCCACTTGAAGCCTGAGAAGACCCCCCTAACCTTAGATGTGAAGGTGCTCCATGTCCTCCTGAATGCCCCGAGGATATCAGGCATGGATACGTTGGGGAGTCTGGGCCACCTGAATCGGGGTATATTGGATGATACCCATGACCTGAATTTGGCCCAAGCGGATTGGATAGCTCCGACTATGTTGGGTATTGTGATGTTAGGTAGGCGTGGCCACCTGAATCGGGGTATATGAGATGACACCCATTCCCTAAATTTGGCCCACGCGGATTGGATAGCAGTCACAGGGTTAGGTATGCTGAGGCTGGGAAGTCTTGGCCATCTGAACTTGGGTATATGAGATGATACCCATGATTTGAAATCATTCCACATCTGACTGAATCCCTGGATGAGGTACCCTGGCGGGTTCTCAGCGAACTCTCGGAGCTGCTCGCGGATGGGATCCTCTACATACTTTTTAGTATTATCCATGAGGATACCCTTCCTCTTCTCCCACTCCTCAGGGCCGTACAGCCTCTTGAAGAGGTTTTCGGGACTTAATAGTTTCTTTAAAGGTTCAGGGATTGTATAGCTTATAGGCCCAACTAATTTTGTAGGATCTGTGAGAGCATCACTCAAGTATTGCCTGAAGTTTGCGAGGATGTCCACGGTCATGAGAGCCGCACCCACACCCTCACCAATACCCCTCACAAGGAGTGAACCTATCCTGGATCCGAGGGAGGGGAGGCTCACCCTCGCAGCATCATCCAATGATGATGAGAACCTTGAGAGGAACCCCCTCGCAGCGTCATCAACACCCCCCGTGAATCTCTCTAGGAGGGTCCTTGCAGCGTCATCAATCTGAGTATCCCCTATAGTTAAATCTATTTTGGGGAGTTTGAATTTGAATTCTGCAGGGATCTCAATTTTAGGTGTTAAACGGCCTGTCTCATCACCAAGGATCCTCTTAATCGTGTCAATAAACCCCTTAATGATATCCTTTGCTTTGCCCGCCGCCTTATCAAATCCTTCAGATAATGTATCTATGAGGCGGCGTGACAGTTCCTCAGGCAACCTTCCCTTCAATTCATCGAATCCGTCGGACAATAGCCTCCTGATAGCCCCAGTGACACGTGGGATGAGTCTCTTTAAGCCTTCGGCAAGGTACTCAGCGGCTTTTGCGAATACCCCAACAAGCAGTGATTCTCCGATTAGGCCCATGTCACCGAAAAAATCGTTCAACCATATCACGAACTGATCCAGATAGTACCTTATCCATCCTAATATATCCCTATGTTTTTCCGCTGATTTACCGAGCGCTTTGTTCATCCTCTCAGATTCCTCTTCAGTTACCTTACCCGTGGTTTTCCAGTTACTTGCCACCTGTGCCAGCGCTGGCCCCACCGATTCACCAAAAACCTCAGTGGCCACCCTAACACGTTCCTGCTGATCAGGAATCCGAGAAAGAACCTCTATAAAATCAAAAAGCACATCACGGAATGGTCTGATATTACCATGAGCGTCTTTCACAGCCACGCCAAACTTTTCAAGTTTATCACCGTATTCCTGGACACCCGTACCACCCCTCTCCCATTCCCTTGAGATTTCAGTTAACTCTTTAGCGAATGGTCTCAGAAGTCGTGTGCCAACAGGGCCTACTGATGCAATTATCCTGGCTGTGTCCTCAGCATTCAAACCGGCTTGTCTGAAGAAGTATCCGAGCCTATCAACGGTATCAATGAACTGTGTGAAGGATGGATAACCTGAAATCCTCCAAAGCCCAAGGAAGAGATTAACAGTATCCATTGAGTCCTGGACGCTGACATTGAAATTTCTGAAGACCCTTGCAAGTGCCAGTGACACTGTAGAGGCATCCTCACCACTCCTTTTAACCCCAAGAAGGGCTGCTTCAAAGTATCCCATAGTCAAGTTCACATCATTGGTGTAGGCTGCAAGTGTGTACATCACTGACGCTGTTCCCTTCATCCCTAGTGAGTAGACATAGTTTTCACGGATTAGATCCTCCATGGCTTCTCTCTGACTTTGAGTTGCATTCGTGAGAATTGCTGACTGCTCAATTATCCTATTATAATCTAAGAGTTCGAGTGTTTTATTATATGAGAAGAATCCCGCCGTTAAGCCAGCAACCTTCGATGTTAAACCATCAACAGCTCCGGTGAATGTGTTTGTTGTCTCAGTAGCTGTTTCAATTGATTCTGTATCCACATTAACTGCAGTATCATATGTGGTCCCATCGATCTCCTCAAGTTTAGCCTTAAGGTCTTCCACCCCCCCTTCATTAACTTCAGCGTTCACTGTGGTTGTGACCTCATCAGGGATATCCCCTAGGAGTTCATGGAGTCTCTCAACTATTTCTGTAGCATTACCCTCCACATTCAAGGAGATATCCACAGTGGATGGGAGTTCACTAAGGAGTTCTTTCAGGCTTGTAATTGTTTCTGTAGCGTTATCATCAACGTTCAATGTTATGTTGAATTCCTCAGAGAGTTTCTCCTTCAAAGAATCAAGCAGATCCGATGCATTATCCTCTGCTGTGAGGTTCACATTCACTTCTGATGGCAATGCCTCCACAAGGTCTTTAAGATTTGTGATGGTCTCTGTGGCGAAGTCATCGAATGCTGAGATGGTGATTTCAACGTCTGAGGGCAGGCTGTTCAAACCCTCCTGGATAGATTCAAGGATGGGAGTGATTGCATCTTCACTGGTGAAATCGACTTCCACTGAACCTGGAAGATTTGATAGCATATTGTTAATCTCATTCAAACCGTTCAACACTTCCTCAGCATCCATCTGAACCTGCACAGCAAGGCTATGATCACTCAAAAATGACCCTCCATGTGGAAAAAATTTAATTACTTATTAACATAACATTATTATGGGGGTGTCTCACGTGAAGGTTAAATGTAAGGAGTGTGGCCGGGAGTACACCCTAAAAGATGATGAAAACCCCAAGGATTACACATGTGAATGCGGGGGGAACCTAGAGAAAGACGAAGATCTAAGTGTATTAAAATGCAGCATATACCTTGCATTTATGTGGTTAGTGGCAGCTACAAATGGAGGTATCCAGAATTTAGGGGATATAGAACTGACTCTAATAGAATTGATATTATTTATTTTGCCAGCTATAATCATATCAGCCATAATCCTCCGCGAAAAAAACCCTAAAGAATTACTTGCCATTGAGGGTATCCTATTCCTCATATTAGGCATAATCGTCATCCATGACCCTAAAAGCCTGATCTATGGTGCCTTCGGTATATTAGGATTACTAGCAGGGGCGGTCCTAACCATTGAAGGAGTGCTTGGCACTATTAAAGGAGATTCTGATAAAGAAGGGCCCAGGGAAGTAGAAGGAGGTTTCCATGTCCTCCACGCAACAGCTATCCTCCTAGGAAGTTACATTGCATTACTTCTGATCAACCCCACTGCAAGTGAAAGTGAGGGTATCATGGCCCTGACTATCATGTTCCTAGTTCCAATCCTCACTGCACTAAGTATAATCTACAGGAAAGATAACCCTAAACCTCTTAGATCAGTCCAATTAATAACCGCTATGATCATCTTATTCGTCCTCATCATTTAAAGAATAATTTATCCTTTTGAGGGCCTCTAGTTTTTTCTCAATCTCCTCCTTGGAGGGTTTCACCCTGGGGGGTTCCATATGAGCCAGGTGATATTCTATGAATACACTGTACTCAAGTTCAAGTATCTCCCTTAAGCTCCACCCTGTCTTCATGCTGAGCTGGTAGATCCCCCTTTTGAGGGAGATCCACTCCTCCTCCGGGTTCCACTCTTTTTTTCAGTATTTTCAGTACCCCTAGGGTCTAGTTCATCAGTGGATACCCCTATGATATCAGGGTTCCCCAGCTCTAACATGATATTCACGATCTCTGTGACCATGTATGGGGCTAATTCTACGTCGGGTAGACTGTCAATGTACTCTGTTAGGGTCCCCTGAGCTTCCGCTTCCTTGTATTCTTTAGTGTCCCTGTACAGGGCCCTCTTCAAGCCTCTCTGCGCTAAGGGATAACTTATCCTGCTGACCTCCACTGTGAGTTTATCTATCCTATCCTTTAGTTCTTTAATTTTCTTCGCATCATCCTCTGAGACGCCCTCCCCACTCTCTAGCCTCCCGATGAACTCCTTGTAGGCTGTTGCTATCTCCCATGCCTCATTCCTTTTTTCGATAAGAGGGATCACATATTCACTGTCAACAACCCTGTACCCTTCGAGCTCGACTTCAGTACCGTCCAGTTTAACCTTTTTCCTCCTCAGAAAAGAGAAACGTTTGGGGGTGGTCAAAGCGGGTCACCTTAAACTTTTGGTATTACTAGTGTTGGTGTGTCTGAAACGGTCATCTCAAGGGTGAATGACAGGTTATCCCCGGCTTTCCCTCCGGGTATGTCAGGTTTCAGTTTCACATTTTCAAAGTAGAACCGTCCCAGTGTCTCCCCATCCACGTGGTATACGGTGTACCCGTATAGGTTGAGGGGTTTGTCACGGAGTTTATACTGCTCGGCCCCTGTGGTCTCACCCACCTTGTAGTACATTAGTTTTCTGAACTGCTCCAAACCATTCTTGGAGAGTATCTGCTCAGATTTTAGGGTGATTGTGGTGCCAGCGTAGCTTGTTATCTTCGCCGACTCATTTAATATGCTGACCTCCTTCGTGTCCTGCTTCACATCAGGAGTGACATCCTGGGCAAGGAATGGTTCCATCTCCTCCACATATGATACTTTCACACTATCCCCTGTGTCTGGTGCTGATGCGAGACTGAAACCCTCAGCATAGCCTTCAGATTCATTGAATAGGATTGTTGAGACTGTTGCTGCTTCCCCATCAACTGTTACTGTGACATCTTCTGGTTTCACTGTCAGGTCATTACAGCTCCTGGGGAATATCGGCGGATTATTCACATAAAAATCCTTATTCGTCCCGTCTATATCCCCTATTGGGGTTTCCTCCTGCACAGGTATCCCAAGGAAGAACCCAACATTCTCCCCTGTCAGTATAGTTTCTGCTAGTTTATCCACAATCATATCCATCACCTCATATTCAATTCAATCTCAAGCGTAACATCAAAAAGGACATAATACCTTCTATCATCCACTATGTCCTGCCTGATGTCCTTATCCCACTTAAGTAGGCGTACACGCGCACCGCCGACCTTTGTGTAGAGAAATTCTCTCATGATAGCCTCTAATGCATCATTCCTTTTTTTAACGGCCATTGTGACGCTATTGTCGACAACTTTCCACACACCTGTGAGATGCCCCTCTATTGTGGCCCTGTAGATTTTCCCATCAAGGACCGGCTCCAGTTTCTTCAACTGCTTTAAGCTCACTATGATGACTGATTCACCCTCAATCTTCTCATTAAAGTCCAGGACAACAGTGTCACTGATACCCATTGATTCCAGTTTATCCTTGAATGCAAGTTCCAATGAGTTCATGATATCAGCCACTCGATAAATGAATCCTCCACGATACCTTTCGCATCTATATAGGCAACGGCTGCAGAGAAATAATCATTCGGCGGGGCTGGCCTGGCATAAGCCACAGGATGTAACAGTTCCTCCCAATAGAGGGCTTTTTTCTCCACGGGGAACACCCATCCCCTTCCATAGAGGACCCATTGCAAGTATGGTACTGTGTTGGTCATCTCCCCCACTGATCCATTCACGCTCCATGTGTGGCTGATACGAAGTTCACCTGTCTTGATGGGGGCTGTATTCATAGCTATTTCCTCAAGTTCTATCATGAGAAGTGTGACTGTCTGCTCAATACGATCCTCCACTTCATCATATTTACTCAGGAGTTCCTCCGGCTTCTCTATATCAATCCTTATTGTCATGTTCTCACCCGTTTCAAGTGTAACTCCTGATGCGTCCTGTTAGGAATTATCAGGCTGACTGTGTATTCTCTGCCCCCCACTTCCAGTTTATCCCCCTCGTCAACCTTCAGGTCTCTGATTGTTAATGCGTATGCGTCATAATCTACAACATGCTGGCCAATGATTAACCTCTCGTTCCCTGTGTTCACATGGAAAAATACTTTAATAGTGTGTTGTGTGTCCTCCATTACTGGTTGGCCTCTCTCATCGCGACCCTTCATTTCCCTGTGGGTGAGGATAGCATCAGCACCATACTTGTAGAGGGTCTGCTGAAAGCGTTTCAATCCGGGGTTAGGCACACATCCACCCCCTTATCGTTATGGTTTCCATATCCTGATGCCCTGTAACTTGAGCAGGGCTTTTTTGAACCTGTCACTGATGGGATTTTCGATGATTGATTTTTTTGTTATGCTGAATCTTCCATCAGTAAATGATGAAACATCATCCATGTAATCTGTGAGAAAGGCCTGCAGAACTCCTGCAAGGACATACTCATCCTTTATATGATCCGGTGCCGTGGGGTTGATCCTCTCAGCGCGTAGAGTGTACTCTTCGATTTTTTTAGTGATGAATGCCTCCTCTGAATCAGTTAATTCATCCCTTCGTAACTCTATACGTATATCTTCAGGTGTGATTGTCATAGCTGAGACCTCACATTATTCTGGAGGCTCCGGTGGATTTTCAAGGGTGCTGAGTCTCTGACTCGTGTACATCAAACCCAAAAGTAAGAGTGCCGTTAATCTATAAAGTCTTCTAATATCTCGCTGTCTGTTCCCGGACATTTTAATGTAATCATTGAATTTCAGGAGTTCATATGCGTAATCACTGACATCCTTGAGAAAACCAGGGGGCTGGTTAAAGAATTCGTCGAAGTTGTTGATGTTTACACCTGGATATTTGATAGAGAATTCCTGAATCATACTGTCCAATCGTTCATTTGTATCCATATGATCCCCCATTCTAAACTGTTATGGTCGCTGATACTGCTCCTTTCTCGTCCTCATAATGGCAATCAGCCCTGAGACTCACAATGTACTCTGTACGTCTCATAGGGGCATCCCTCTGCGGCTCCACCTTTATGTTACGCCAGAACCCGTAGACCAGGTTGGCGGGTACTGTGAGAAGGGCCCTCACCTTCCCATCCTGGAGAGCATCAAGGGCCGGGACGTACTGGACGGGTAGGCCCTGATATGTCAGGTTAGGACCACCGATTATTGCCTGATCACCCACCGCTGATTCTCTGCCCTTCAAGTACTCCCTGTACGCTTCAAGGATATCCCATGAGACATAGAATCTCATCTGAGGGATCATCTGCTTGTACCTGTTAGGGACCTTCCCGAGCATCTCATCAAATAGGCTGAGTGGCCAGTCATCATCCGTTGGGCTTGCCGTTGTTGCCTGATTACCAGCCAGTTTCATCCAACCATCATTTATCTTGTAGAGCGCCCTGTCACCCGTGTAACTGGTATCAGCGTGTAGGAAGAAGCACTCCAAGTCATAACTCACACCCTGACCCAGTAGGGTGACGAGGGTCTGCTCGAACTGGGCCCTCTCAATGTTATCCTCGAGGGTCTCATCCTCTATGCTGATCTTGGTGATGAGCTCCTTCATGCTCAGGGTGTTAGTGGTGACATCCACTGAGTCCTCTGTTGGGGCGACCTTTGCACCTGTATTGTCCCTACCAGCTTCCAACTGGACATTCAATCCGATACGTGAAATGTCCACCTCATATGACTGTAGAGCATTCAGTATCCTCGCCTCCCCTATCAGGGATGATGATTCCCTGACTTCCCTGACGAACTGTCCGAACCTCTGGACTGGTAGGACTCCCCGGCCAAGGTCAGGGACATCTATCTTGGGGACTATTGCGAATGGCCTTGTGTACATGTCCATCATATCCATTGTATCACCTCAAATCTTCTATAGTGGTCTGCCAAACATGTCAACCCCTATCTCCTCCGCGAGGAGTTCCCTCACGGATGTTACTTTACCGCCTCCAATCTGCCCCTTCATCGCCTGGGCCTCAGCCTCCTCATCGGCGGGGGGTTCATCATCCACTTTTTCAGCATCCGCCTCGTAATCCTCATCATCCTCCCCCGCGGGGGTGTCATCGGCGTCCGACGTGTCCTCTGGCTCATGGGCCTGTGCATCCTCCACGACCTTCACCACAGACCGTAGGGTCTCTTTTAGTTCATTGATCTCTGATTTGAGGCTTTCAACTTCCTCTTTGATCCCATCCTCCTCAGAGGCTTCCTTCTCCTCCTCGGATTCGAAGTAGCCTTTGAGTGTCTGGAATATCGATTTCAGCACGGATTTCTCATCCATTGTATCACCTCCATTATCATGCTTAAGGGAGAGGAATCTCGCCTTGGGGACTGCAGGGTTGTCCACGATGCTCACCGTGACAACGTCGAAGGGCCATCCTATATCCCTGAGTGTTGTCCTCCGTTGAGCGTCTTTAGTGGCGCGTGGGACTGCTGTGATACTGTACCCAGTATACTCCCCTGACATGATCCCCTCCCAGACGTCATCATCGTAGACCTTGCTGGTCATCATCCACGTCCCACGTGGTAAGTCTACCCCATTGATTCTACGGGGCTCGTCGAGGATGTAGGATTCAACTGGCCGGGCGACATTCCTGAATCTATGCATGATATCCACATTCTGATAATCCTCCAGGAATCTGTGAGCGACCTCCTCAACTTGCTCAGGAGTCACAACATCCCCATCAACGTCAGGTTCACCGGGGACGAGGACCGGGCCGCTTACGAGGCGTCGGTACTCATCCACCTTCAGTATCAGGTTGTCCTGGATCCTCTGCCCCTCTGATTTCCCCGCGACCTCCTCAACCGCCATGTCAAGTAATCGGCCCGCGGCGTCGAAGATCTCCTCATTCCTTGCAGCCCCGCGCCCCCCTGCTGCTGCTGATCGGATCGCTCTCAGGGCTGCGAGGTAGACCTTCCCATCCCGTCCATATGGGTACCCGTATGCCTGAGTGGTGTCAGGGTCCGCGTCGGGGTCCACTGCAAGGTGGTAGAGGGCATACTCTTCCACATCCCCGTCAAAGTCCTCGAGGAGGGGTTTCTCCCAGGCCTCATCGGTCACATTTCCAGCCTCTATGAGTTGGACGGCGTGGTTATATGCCTTCCTGTTCAACTTCCAAGCCAACGGATTCACCTCCATGTTTTAATCATCTTGTTCCTTAAACACGGATATAACGAACACTATCAGAGGATCCTGATGGGGTTCCCAGGGACCTCAAAATAGTCGAGGTCCACGTCGAGGAATCCCTCCATGAGCCTCTCAATCTCCTCAACTTCCTCAGCTGTGAGTTCCCCCGGCTTCAAGGGGTTCCCCTCGGCGTCACAGGGTTCTGGGTGGCACCGGCACCATGGGTGAGGGACGTGTGGGAACTCCTCAACTGTGTAGGGTGACCCCTCCTCATACTCCTGACAGGTGGCACACACCGCCTCATCCCCCATAGTCACCCAGTTCAGGTACTCCGCCCCACTGGCACGGTATGCCTCCACCTCCGTGTCCCTCTCCACATCACGTGCAAGGTAAGTGACCGCCAATCCAAGGTATAGGAGGATGAGGCCAACATCATGATCCCCCTCCTCAATGGGGGACTCTATGTCCTCGGCTTCATCAAGGATGGATATGAGGCGGGCATAATCTGATGATGACACACCATATTTTCTCATGAATTCTTTAGGTTGAAGGGCCTCCAGGTCTGATGCGAATGCCTCCACATCCCCGAGGAGTTTCTTGTTCTGTATCATGACGAGTTCTTCTGTGAGGGCGTCGAGTATTGCGTCGACCTTGTCCTCATCATATTCCAAGCCCCCCGGCCGTGTCATGTCACCTGCCACCCTATGACCTTGTACAGGTATGATTGGAGGCGGTTAGTCATGTCATCGATGCTCGCCCTGAGGAGCTCATCATATTGCCCCAGGTTATGGCCACTGGCTGGCATGGCTGTGGCGCCTCTACGGATGGCTGACTGCAGCCCCACGGTGGCCCTCTCCTCCAGTATCTTTGATGCCTCGTTGTAGACGTTCTCGCGAAATGATTGGAGGATCCTGTCGACTGCCTCCCTCTTCTGCTCCGCTGTGAGGCCCCGGTCATCTATCACCGCCTCCAACCGTCCTTTATACCGTTTCTCGTATGCGTCCTTGATGATGCGCTGCCAGGCCCTCTCCTCCAACCTGGGGGCCCTCTTCGTCGCAGCTTCATTGTGGGGCACAACATTCGTGGGGATGTAGTAGTAGTCGGGGCCACTATCATCATTGAATAAGCGGCGGCGGACCTCACGGGGAGTCATCACCCCTGATAGAACCAATGAAGTGTAACTCCTCACAACGTCAGATTCGAGAATGATCTCCTCATTGAAGGTGAACTCCACGGACTCATCGACATCAAAGTGTGTCTGCATGAAATCAGTGAATATAGATGAAATAACCCTCTGCTGTGGCCGTATCACTGACTCATAGTACGTCCTGCGTGCCACCTCCGCCAGGTTACCCCCGAGGGCCCCCACGTCCCCCACACCGAGGCGGTATGGGTCCAGCATGTGGGCGGTGATGATATCACGGCGCATCTCATGAAGATACTCCCTGAAGTCCAAGTCATTCGTATCAGTGTTTAATGGTTGGAATGTGACCTCAACGTCCCCGCCACCAGGGATTGAGAGGACGATGGGTGTGTGGGGGTGCTGCCTGATGTACTCAAAGTTCTCCTCGATGAGTTCCTGCAGCACGGTTTTTCCTGTGGGGTTCCCCTCTGCGTCGAGGATCATCTCATCCTCATACTCACCAGTCACCGTGATGAGATAGGAGGGGATTGTGAAATTATCGAAGAATGCGTAGTTATACTCCTGAACCTTCTTCATCCCGAGGATGCTCGTCACCGCCGAGAGGTACTTAGGGGCCCCATAGTAACTGCAGAGGGGGTTGGGGAGGCTGATGAAGATGACCTCATTTGCCCCCACTCCATCAGTGTCCTCACCCGTCTCAGGATTAACCTCCCCTTCATAGCGGTAATCCTTCATGTAAGTGACGTTCACACCATCCCACGTGTGCCTGTACCTTGTCCCATCCTCATGCACGCGGATGGTGTGGGCGGGGATGTACCCCAACCTCACAGGAGCCCCACTTTTATCTCGGATTATTTCGAGGGTGCAGTAATTGAAGACCTGAAGGTCGAGGAGCGCTGAGAGGAGTGTATATTCAAATGATGGTCTGCAATTATTTAGGAAGCGCCTAACCTCCGTCGCTGCGTCGGGGTCTGTGAGGCTCCAACCGGACCTGAGTATATCATTCGCCTTCAATGTACAGGCTGACGCGTGGTAGGGGTTGGACTGGTAGAGGCTGAGGAGCGTGAGGGGATGGATGGGTGGCTCCACATACCCATCACCCACCGTAGAGGGTTTCTGGATCTGACTCTTCACATCATCATCCTTCACGACACGATACTGATCCAATGATTTAATGGATAAATGATAATTGAACACGTCTATCTCCTCCTGGGGATGAATATCCTCGACTTTGTCTGCCTGCTCACCTTCATGGCGATGCAGAGGCTGTCAAGCATGTCATCATGCTCCCCCTTATCGAATTGGAGGTACTCGTCGAGGAAATTGTTGAGGTGCCTATGCTTGGCGGGGAGGAAGACCTTCCCATTCTCGAAGGAGACGAACTCGGAGATTATCCTCCTCATCTTATCCTTATCAGGCCTTACGCCCTTCAAGGGTAAACGTTTCCTCCTAAGGACTTCCTGTGGTAGAGCTCTCTGGTAGGCGACGTCCTCCACACCAACCAGTACAGGGCTCCACTTATCGGCCAGTCGTTGCACCATCGTGACCTGGGTAGGGAAATCTATCCGGTCACGGTACCAGTCCAGGACATACACATCATCAGAGTCGGTGACTCCGATGGTGGTGCAGACAGTGTAATCTGCGGTCTCGGATTGACTGATAGCAAGGTCCCACCCCTGATAAACATTCAACCCTTCCGGTGCTTCATCATAGTATCTAATCCATTCTTCCTTGAGCAACTGTCCCTGTAACCCGGTGGGGTCGTTCTGGTACTCCCTGTTGAACATCACAGAGCCCATCTTCCTCTTCTTCTCCTCCAACTTCTCAAGGGGCCAGCGTTCTGGCCAGAGGGGTTTCCCATCAGCGCAGATGGCCTTGTCATGAATCACGGTGTAAGCGTCTGAGTCGATGAGTCGCCCGTAGAGATCATTGTAGTGTTTCCTCGTCCCGACGACGATCATCCTGCCCCAGGGTTCGAGGAGGGGCTCCACCGTCCCCTGGAACCATTGATAGACATTATCCATCCGTTGGCGTGTCCTCGTGGACTCATCATCTATGAGGTCATCAGCGATGATCACGTCGAAGTGTGACCCGGTGATGCTCCCAAGCAGCCCCGCGGCTTCGATAGTCGCGTCGCGCTGGGCCTCAGTGCGGTTGAAGAATATCATATTATCCTTACGCCGGTACCCCTGTAATTCCAAGGCATAGTCCCTCGTGATCCGCGGGTTCCCGGTGAGATCCGCCTCAATAAGATCCAGTGACTTCTCCGCCTGACGGTATGTCTTGGAGAGAATCAGTATCCTTATATTGGGGGTGTGGAGGGCCAAATGCTCGGGGTACGCCCTGCAGAACACCGTCGTCTTTCCGTGATCGCGTGGGGCTAGGACAAGGAGATCATCATCACCCTCCAGATGACGTATCCATGACTCCTGATGCCCTGGCACGTCGAAGTCAAGGTAGTGGAAGATGTAGTAGTCGAGGAGTTCACGTGCCAGTATCTTGTCCCTTTCTTCGTTCCTGTATAAGCTTTCTACCAATCTTTCTGATGAGTTCTGGGTCGTATTCAGCTTTAACACCCTCCTCAACCCTCTCCGTGGATTCACCCTGGATTAGGAGAGCTAACTTGACAACCCTCTCAAGATCAGTTATTGAAGTGATCTGAAGCGCAACTTCACTGTCAACTTCACGCTCCTCAATCACCTGAAAAATCATGTCATTCAGCAATCCGAGATATTGTGCCTTAAAATCAGCGAGTTGTTCATTTAAATGCTCCTCAACCTTTCTGTTCACCTCAGCAGCCCTGACACTCTCACGTTCATCCCAGCGGAACTTCTTCTTCCACATCCACACAGTCGTTTCACTTACACTGTGCTTAGCTGCCACTCTGCGTACAGCTTCAGTTTTGTTGTGTCCTTGTTGTCTGAGCTGGAAGTATAGGTTGAATGCGTCTATGTGTTCTTGTTCTTCTCCCCTCACGGGTGTCCCCCCAAGTGCGTTTTATTGTATGATTGTGATGAGGGCTGTTGTGATGAGCGTGATGAATGCTGTGATGAATATGAATAGTAGTCTGTCGAGTTTCCGTTCTAGTGACTGTATCTCTTCTTTTAGTTCCTTGATGTTCACTTGGGTGACACCGTTCTGGATGTTCTTCCCCGCAATGAAGGCCCTGATCTCCTCCTTGAACTCCTGGTACTCCTTCCAATCATCGTCATGTGTGCATTCATGTGTCACTCTGTTCCCTCTCGTTTTTCTGTCTGTGTGATGTATCCTGCTATTGCTCCGACGCAAGCTGTTGCTATCTCATATTTTTGGAGATAGAGTGCTGCGAGTGCTATGAAGATTAATCCTGTGAGTGCAGTTGTCTCCTTATCCATGGGGATCCTCCTAAGTTTTCCTTTATTATATATTGTGACGTAGTCGTGAAATCTGCAGACTTACCAGAAAAAATTGCATGAATTAGAGGAGGAGACCCCAGGGCAAATCAATACGCTCCCCAGCAACGTAGGGGTGGATAGCTGCCAGGACCAATCCGCAGTTCTGACAGCAGAGATTGTACTCAGCGTCAAAATCAAAGTGTTTACAGCCACACTCAGGGCATTCATCCTCACCTGCCAGGATAAGATTGAAATTATCCCATACCTTCAACTTGAATAACAGGTAGTCCTCCACGCTCTACCCTCTGACAGTTGGTGTTCTAGCCCGGTAATATTGCAGAAGGTTCCGGAGTACTGTCGTGTATAATTTGTAATCAACGGAATACTCCTTGAGGATCCTGTACCTATCCAGTGGGACAGGGTGCCCCCCTTCCTCCTTCACGAAGACAGCGAGTGCCAGGAGCACCTGCTCCATGGAGGCTTTTCTGTGAAGTTCCTTGACTCCCACTTTCTTGAGTATGTGCAGTATCCTCTCTATGTCCCCTTCATTCAGGTTGAGGTCTGGTCTGATAGCATGGAGGAAAAAGTAGTGTTGAGCGTATTTCCACCCTGAATGCTCATATCTTCTGCTTAAAGACTCAATTATCCCCATATTTACTCTAATATGGGGGCATAGACTATAAAAATTAGCATAAATCTAATTCTCGGAGTCTAATAGATTGCCCCTCTCAAAGAGTTTCGAATAGGCTAAGTTGTTTTTCAGGACGGCGGGTTAATTGTCATTAAAAAACAGTGGGGATAACTTTATTATTAAAAATTTTCTATTATTGTATATTTTTATTTGCAATGCGAGTATACATACCATCCATGCCCACCAAGAAAACACACCCAACAAAAGAAGAACTTCTCCAAGACCCTCTCCTACAAGAATTCATATTTTCCAGGAACATAAAAGAAAAAACTATAGAGACATACATTGCAGCAATACAACACTACTCACAAGTCACAGGAAAAACAATCACAGAATTAATAGAAGAAGCGGAAAAAGAGGAAGATTCAGGGGTTAAAAGAAGAAAACGCAAGATCAGACAATATTTCCTAAAATACATTCAACACCTACAAGACCAGGGGGTCAAAGGATCAACTATCAGATTATACATCTCCAAAATCAAAGCACTATACAATGAATATGAGATTGACCCCCCAAAGATCACATACAAAATTCGACCTGAAAATAAATCCATGGATGATCTTATAAATCTCCATGAGATCAAAAATGTCCTGGACAACACCCATCCACGGGAAAAAGCCATGATCCTCCTGCACCTCACCAGTGGGATGGGATCCGCGGAACTTCGAAGACTCAATGTTGTTGATTATAATAAGGCCATAGGTTTCAATGTCCTCGGAGAGGATTATGAGGATGCCAGAAAACGCATACAAGATGAAGAGATTGTTGGAGTTTGGAAGGTAAATAGAGTAAAGACAGGAATGCCATATGTTACTTTCAGCACTCCTGAGGCTAATATAAAAATCCTTGACTATCTAAGGTACCGTCGATTAAATGGAGGACCTTTAAAAGAGACTCAGCCTCTATTTTCAACTCAAAATGGAGATAGACTCAAACCGATCACTTATGCTAACATTTTCAATCGTCTTAATGACAGATTCTATCTTGGAAGGGATGCAGCGGGTAATCGTCGTTTAACTTCCCACAAACTTAGGAAGCTTTTCACGACCATCCTTTATAAGGAGGGAATGGATAAGCTGGCAATTGATTGGCTGCTTGGTCATAAAGTGAATCCAGTCACAGAGGCGTATTTCAAAGTGAATATAGATCACCTTGAAAGAGAATACAGAAAAAGGATGCGATCTTTGACTTTTGAGAAGACTGTTACAAGACGAGTAATGGCCCCTGAGGTTCGTGAGATTGTGAAAGAACTGGAAGAGAAGGAGAATGAGATTAAAGAATTGCGTGAGTCTCAGGAGAAGTTAAGAGAGTGGGTGAAGAAGACTGAGAAGCTTTACAATGTTATCATGTCTGACCCTGAGTTCCTGCGAAGAATAAGTGATTAGTTTTCAGGGGCTCTCCCACGTTAAGGGTATTATTTATTTTCTCCTGATTATCCCTTGTAGGGTGTCCCCCAGACCCTAGGGGTTTAATGGTCTGCCCACCATGTTCCACTCCCTCTAGGGTTTGGGGGGTCGCATCCCAGGTCTGGGTGGGATGCTATGTGATAGTTATAAGAGGCAAGGGTATATATAGATGCCCCTTGGCGGGGTTTGGTTCCAGAATAAGAGGGGTGGTGTATGAGAGAGAGGCGCCCCCTTTAGGCGGCGACCGGAAAGGGGGCCTGAGAGAAATTTACTTGATTTCATCGAGGTATTTCTTATTTTGCTCGATGAAGAGGTCTATCGCTTCTTCCCAAGCAGATGTTATGGGGTTTTTTTCGAATTTAAGCATCGCAATTGCCTTGAATATTTTCAATTTTTTTTCAGATACTCTCAAGTTCACAGGGACTTTCTTTTCTTCTTTATCTTTCATGATAGTTACTCATGTAGCATCACATAAAAAACTTATCTTTAGTATAAATATAATAAAGAATTAAAGATAAAAAGATTTATATATTATAAAGATAATATTTTAGATCACAAAAGCAAAAGGCGGCGACTTAAATGGAAGAAAAAATTGTTCTTGGGAAAAAACTGGAAACCTGGATGAAATACAAGGAAACCCGTGAAACGGGATATCCTGAAGAAATAGAAGAAGCCCTCGAAACCTACAGGGACCACGCAGGGGTCAGGGTAAAAATCCAAAACCCCCGCGAGGCCCTAGAAGCTCAAATCCACGAGAAACACATGGGGATCAGGAACCCAAACAAGGCCATCATAACACCTGCGGCAATGTGTGAGTTAGAGAGTATGATCCAGGCCCTGGCCAACCAGCTATTTGATGACGCCGGTAGCCTCGCAAGGGTCAAAACACTCCGTGAAAAAGGGGAGGGGGATGTCATCATCACCCCTAAGATCGTGAGGCTCGCATACCTTGACATCATATCATACAGCGACGATGAACTCGTGGATGAGTACAACACAGAATATGAGGCCGTTATGGGGGGGTATAAATGATGTCTCTGACAAAAAAGGAACTTTACAACCGCCTCCTTCTAGCAAGAGACATTGACGATATACACAAGTACCGGAAGACTGTGGATGATGTGCTGAAATGGCTAAAACTAGACCTTGAGAAGGGGGATGAATGGTGATGTCCGATCTGAACATGAGTGCTGTGATCCTCATCCTCCTAATACTCCTCCTTTTCATTTTCATGGGATTTATGAAGACACTCGAAGTTGCACCATACCACACATTTGGATTGTAGGTGGTTGATGTTATGGGATTAATGGATGAATACCATGACCTTGAGATGTTCTCCAGGACACCCCGAGACCATCTATCACTCGCCAGGTTAGCTGCGAGAATAGCTGAGAGGAAAACTTCACGTATAAGGATGGATGCATGGGCCGAAGCTGGCCTGGAGCACCTAAGAAAGGCGGGTGTGAATGTCCCCACTGAATACTTCAGACTCAGTCCTTATGGGAAGCTGGAAATGCTTAAAAAACTCTTAAAGGGGGTGTGAATATTGAATGACCTGCTACTGGAATTAGAGAATGATAAAGGATGGGAAGACCTGAACGAATCAGCAATGTTCTGGAACCCCATGGAGGGAGAAAGTATACGTGGCATCTGCAAAGGCATCAAGGAGATACACACAAAACTCGGCAGCCTAAAAGTCATGACCCTCCAAACAGCAGACGGGGAATACTACGTGAAAGGCCACAAGGCCCTGGAGAAATACTTTGACAGGATACAGGAAGGATGGGGTGTCTGGATCACATACAATGGTAAAGCAAGATCCCAGAAGGGTGCGGAGTACCACAGTTACACAGTGAAAGTGAAGAAACTAGGCCACCACAAACCCATGAAACTGGGGGTCCTCAGTGAAGAGGATTTCAGTGATGACAAAGAATTAAAGGCCCTAATCATGTTGACAAGGGCCAGAAGAGGGGAAGCCACCAGGACGAACGTGCTTGAAGAATTAGATAACATCTACACTGAGGGTCGGATCACAGAGTCCGATTACCTCAGGATCAAAGAGAAATTAGAGGCATAGGTGGTGGTGTCATGGAGTATGTCAGGACATCAATAACCCTACCTGAGGGGGTCTATGCCTACCTGAAGGAACTGGTTGAAACAGCCAGGGAGGAGGGCGTGAAGGTTAGCATGAACCAGATCATTAACGACGCCCTCCTTTACTACATGGATTACGTGAACCTAGAGGCGGAGTACATAAGGGGGGGAGTAGATGGTATGGGATCGTGTTCTGAAATCCCAGGAACTCAAGGTTGAAGCCGTGGAGGAGGATGACCCCTCCCTCCTCGCCTTCATCGTGAGGTCAGGGAGTGGGGAGTATCTTGTCACTGTCCTAGACAATATGATGAGATGTGAGTGCCCTGACTATTATTATCGTCATGGGGAGGAGGGATCCTACCTGTGCAAACATTGCTGGGCGGTGCTCCGATACCTCCTCAGTGATTCTACGCATGAGGGGGGGGGTGAATGAATGAAGGTGACTGTCCAGTGCAGCCATTACATCTTGGGGCGCTGCAAGGAAAAAGAATGCCCCTGGAGCAAGCCCCAACGAGTAAAGTTAGATATGGATGATGATATGGGGGATGATTCGGATGCCGGATGCAGATGAAATACTGGAAGCGATATCCGCATGGAAGAACCTCATCGAATGGGCCCACGATGAAACAGTGGAGGTTAAAGAGGATGCAGACAATCTGTAGCCGGAAAGACCTCCAGGACGCGATAAGGGAACTACTACATGAACATGGTGACTTGACCGTGGAGGAGCTGCAGCGACTCCTCCACACCAAGTACACCTTCGGGAGGAAATATGAGGCCACCCGGCAGGCTGTCACAATACACACCCGCCGGGTGGCCCGCCCCTCAGGGTGTACTCGGAATAGGCATGGGAAACCTGTCACTCTATACTCAGTCAGGGGGTGAACGCCCTGGGGGTTACAACGATAACAATGGATGATGAGATACTCAAGGAGCATCACTACATCGCGGAGGGGGGATGAATGCTCGTGGATGTGAAGTTAAGAGTTGATGATGGCCTCTACCGGTTCTTTGTTGAGAATAATGTGGATATTGGGAGGGTGATGCAGCTCTTCCTGAACCAGATGAACTACTACTTCAGAGAATCGATGAGTGTCTATGATCTCATAGACGAGGTCCGTGTCGAGGAGGTGTTGCGTAGGATGGCCCTGGAGCATGAGGAGGCCTGCAGGAGGAGGGATGAAAAGAGGAGGGAATACCAGGAGAAAGAGAGGAGAGAAACAATAGAGGGGGAATCCTCATGAAACCCCCGAAGTCTGTGATGGTAAGTGTCAGGGTTTCAGAGGTGGATAGGGACACTATAAAGAAGAGTAAGTACACATTCGCTGATGCCATTGAGTACTTCGCCAGGATGCTGCGTAAGAACCAGGGGATCATCCCTGAGTTATACGGGCAGGAGCTTGAGGAGGAGCTGAAGAGGATATGGGATAAGAGGGAGAGGTTGGAGAAAGAACTCGAGGAATTACAGAGGAGAGAAAGAGAGATACTTGAGGAGACAGAGCGACTCCCTAAGGAGCAATCCTGGGAGTGCAGGGAAGCTGTGCGATTTGTCATTGATAGGCTGGAGGAAAGAGGGTTACACTCTCCACGGGATGTTGTGAATGGGAATGGGGAGGATCTTATACAGCTTGCTAGTAGGATTTATGGTGTCTCTGAGGAAGAACTCGCCAAGATACTTCTTGAGAGGGGAATCCCAGTATAG